GTATAAGCTAGGAATAAATCCTTGTCTGTTTCCAAACTACCAAAACTAGACTTAGGATAGCGAAGTAAATTCTCTATTCTAGGTGCTAATTGGTCAAACTCTTCTTTTATTTCTGAGTAATCCTCTTGAGCACGGTATATTAATTCTCTTAATATACCTGTCCAAATAAAGGATGAAATAGAAGAATAAGGAGAGACAAACACTTTATCTTTAGACTCAAACAGTTTAGATAATTTATTTATTTTAATAGACATATCTAAGATCATTCGATCAAAGAAGTTTACTAAAAAAGTAAATCTAACTGCTGGATCTAGAGACAACTTATCTCCTTGCGCAAAAAGACTGTAATGTCCTGCAGAAGCAGCAATTACTCTATCAAGTGCAAGTATATTTTTACTAGATTTAAAATCTTGTAAAAGTTTAATAAATAAGATATCTCTAATTTCTTGAGGAATTTCTCCTCTTAGAAATATTTCTTTATAAACTCTCCACTGATAGGAAGTACATTGTGTTCGCGCGAAAGCGACCATAGTGTTTTCCGAATACTCTAGTTTCTCTATAATTCTTCTCCCAAACTCAATACGTTTATCAAATAAAGAATATTTATTTAATAAATTAGAGGCGAAAGAAGCTGATAAAGCGTCTTTTAACGGTATAGGCGAGATAATCTGGCCCATAAGAACGTCTTGAGATGCGAATTGATACAGACCTTCAGCAGACACAAAGGATTTAGGTAAACCTACGGTTATACCATAATCTTGGCAGACTGATAAGTAGGAATGAGCAACCGCACCATCAAAGATCACTAAATCATCACCGAGTACTAGATATTCTCTAAAACCTCTATAATCTCGACCCAGTCGGGCCGCAGCAAGAAAGACAAGAAAGTGATGAGCTAATGCAAGCGCAGGCCATGATGAAAGAGCTCCCATTGGCTGCCCTCGAGTATAGGTAAACAGACTATCTTTAGGGTGAGTTTTCGTTCTTTTTCCAAAGAAGAATTCTCGATCCACTAAAAGATCACACCAAGCATGAGAAATCTCATCGGTGTATCTGTGACCTAACATGATTTTATATATCTGTTGCGGAATTAAATCCGTAGCTGATTTTAAATCAAAAGAGAAAGCCGTACGATACCGTTTGGATAAGGTTTCTTTAACTTTACCAATCTGATCGTAGGTAGCATCAGACTCATGTCGACGCAAGCAACTTAACATATCTTCATGCATAGGCCGCAAGGCATATTGTGTGAAATAGTCAAGAATAGCAAACACTCTTACTTTCCCTGCAGCCTCTAATTTAACTGCCAATTTCCCTCCTCGTACAAATTGTACAAGGTGAGTAAGATGATCCATAGTGAAAAGACTATGCTGATCGCAACCCCGCCATATTGGGTCTTTACGTTTAATGAATCTTAACAAAGGCTCCATACCTGAGAAAACACTACCAAAAGTAGCTTTTCCAGTTTTGATAGCTCTTGTAAGATCATAATAAGTATTGTCCATATATGTCCAAGAGGCTGGTCTAATTTTATACTCTTTCCAAAGGAGTTCCGAAAAACGTTTCAATGTTTTTCGAGGATGGTTAGCATGCCAAATGGCATCTGCCACCAAACCTCCCACGGAAGGGTTGGAATTAGGTCCAGCTTTGAGAATTAAAGGAGGTAAAACCTCTTTTAATGCTGGTACTGTCATTTTGGTTGGACCTCCAAAGAAGTCTCTCCAAAACCAGTATCGTTGTGAGTATAGCTCTTCCTCTAAGGACTCAGGTAAATAATAAGGTTGAGATTCAATAGAAGAGATGTCTGGGTCTCCCCATTTTCCTTTAATCGCTTTATATGAATAAAAGAGAGTCATATACACTCTAATAAAATTAGTGTGATTCTGACGAATCTGTAATCTAATAAAGTGAGGAAGTAATTTGGGTAATCCATTTACAAGTTTTATTCTTTGCCCTAACGGATGAGTAGTAGTTAACTTCTCTCCGGCTAGGTATTTAAGAATAACTATAGAAGTTATTTTCATAACCAATATAGTCTGGTTAATCCCTCGAAACGAGAAATACTGAGTCAAATTCCGGGACAGTTTCCTGATAGCCTTTCTGTGGTTTACAGATGAAGGTACTCCAAGCCAAGTTATTATATCACTATAATAATAAGGTATGAAGTGTTCGAAGTTTCCTTCGAATTCAATCATAGAGTCTTTTATCTTCCACCCAGGAATGATAGACACCAATCGATGCAATCTTGATAAAAGAAAGCTGAAGTTGGGAGTTGAAGAATCAGGTTTGAACTTAGCCTTGATTGATTCAGCATTATCATCTGGCGAAGCTATTTTTACAATAGTTCGATCTTGAGCAATCGAGTTTATTACAAGTTTGTTATATTCTCTTTCACTAAGATACAATAATGAAGTATCATCGGAAGGGTCTATTACGACGTATCTACCCGATGCTCTAAGCCAATTGATCTTCTCTAATAAAGATGGAGATACCGATGGTATCTGGAAAATAGGTGATGTTGGTCTCATGTTGTGGTTGATAATTTTAAACTTACAAACCCAACCTATCTTCAAAAATGAAGATGAGAGGGTATGTCACCAATTTTATTACTTTATTACATGTAGAGACCTATTCAAAATCCTCGTGAAAGCTAAAAGTGCTCCTCTTGATTCTAGAATCCCAACCACTAGGAAGGGACTCATTATAGAAACAGGAAAGCCAGTGTCGAGGTATTCAGTCTCTCTTAGTGATATTTCACAAAGAAGGCTCCATACCATGATCATTCAAGTCTTACGGACTCGGATGGGATGAAGGATTAGACTCTACCCCTCTTTTCCAAATCTAGGATTTGGGGGAGCAGATCTTTCCAGACAGTTTACTCTGCTGACACTTCCTCTACACAGCGCGGGTATAGATTTATAGTCATAAACTGGAGTCTCGTGGCGAGATTGACTTAAACTCCGTGAGGAGCGGTATTACTACCGGAGAGGCGCAAGCCCTC